TATATTGATATTGATAGTGTTGGGATCTGTTTAAAATGTAAAGCTCCGCTTTATCTTGCTGAAACTACATTTGATGTTGGACAAGCCTGGAAAGCAACAACCACAACCGAGGCTCTTGCGCGCCTGGCGAACCTACCTAGTTTTTTAATTTTTTATAAAGTTGAGAATGATGCTGTCGTAAGTTTAAGAGTTAAGCAGCTCACGCCAGAAAAGCATAAAAAAGAAGTTCTCCTGGAGCCGCGTGCCTGGGTTCAAGCAATGGAGCTGCTGCAAGATCGACATAACCTGGTGTGTAAAAAATGAGCTTATATTTTGTTGGCGACTTAAATGTCATGTATAATAAAAAGCTCACTCCTACAGATAAGCTGGTCTATTATTGCCTGGTTGGGTTTATGAATGCTGCCGATGGCAAATGCTATCCAAGATATGCCACAATCAAGGAGCGTACTGGTATCAGTATTAGCTCAATTCAAAGATCTGTTAAACACCTTGCCAAACACAATTTAATTACAATCAAGCGGCTTGCCTCTACTAATCTTTATTTCCTAGGAACGCAGAAAATATTACAAGAAACTATTAAAAAGCGAGTGAGAGGTAAATTTGACATATCCGATAAGTCAGGGAGAGGTGTATTAATAAAACCATCTTATATAACTAATAAATATAATAAGAATGTTAATAACTCTAATAGGTTAATATCCTCCCCCCAGCTTGAAAAACAATCTATAGAATATAAAGGTAATATTTATGAAGAGTGTGGAAAAGAGGGTCATTGGAACGAATATTATTGTTCTAAAAAAGGGTTAAAGATCCGTAAGCATAGTTTTAAGAATACTATTGAGGAGGTAGAAACCTCGAGAAAAAAGTTTGAGGCTGCTGCCTCTAGGGTGGTGGCTTGAAGATTATAGCTCATAAAATAGTTGAAGTCTTTGAGATAGCTGGAACCGCAGAAAGACTTATGCCTACTATATCTAAACCTGGACAACCCAAAATGTTTGATCTTTTACAAATGAGCTACGATAAAAATGATCTAGGTTTTTATGATAAAAAAGGCATGAAATTACGAGCCAATAGCAAGCAGATTACTTGCTGGGAATTGGCTATAGATCTGCTGCTAAAACTTGAAAAATTAGATGATAGGAGACTTGTCTGGGCTAGAGCTTGCAGATTTAACTGGTCGCAATTAGGCAGACAGTTTGGATGTCATCGAGTGACAATACAAAGAAAGTACAAAAGCATCATCTTAGATCTTGAGTTTAAATTAGATAAATCAATACTAGACAGAATAGACAATTTAATTTAAACGGATAAATAGGGTCAAAGTAGTGCGTTTTTATGGTTGGAAAACCTCTTCATAAGATCCAATGTGAGAGCTTTACTCGAGGCTCTAAATTTACCAAGCAATGTCTTTGCAAAGGATACTTTCAGAAAACATCTGGCAAGTATCGCTGCAAGTTTCATGGCGGAGCATCTACTGGACCAAAGTCTTTGGAGGGTAGATTAAAAGCAATAAAAAATTTAAAAAATTTTAAAAATAAAACAGATCAAGAATTAATAGAATGGATCAAATTGAAAAGATATGCGAAAGATTAGAGCTTGGAGAACCGCTCTCAACTATTTGCAAAGATAAGGAGATGCCAGATGTTTCTACAGTTTATAAGCATTGCAGAAACGATGAGAAGTTAAGAGAGAAAGTCATGGCAGCTAGACAAACTGGGGTTTGGACTTTGTTGGATAAGATTGCAGAAGATATGCAGATCCCAAAGACACCACAAGAAACACATTTTTTAAGAGAGAAGTGGAGCCATATCAGATGGCTTGCTACAAAACTCGCAAGCACAACATTTGGAGACAAATCACAAGTGCAACAAAAAATAGATAATCATTTAATTATAAGTTGGGGAGAACCTAAAAATGATATTAAAGAAATTAAAAACATTGTGGATCCGTTGGCAAGTACATCTATTCAAAAGCTACCTGGAGATGTCGGGTATAATAAAGAAAAAAGATAAAAAAAAATAATTGCCAGATCTGCATTATTATCTTGACACTATGTCAATGCTAGTTTATTGATTAGTAATGACAAAAAAAAACATCTACAACGCAAAAAACTTCGAGACAGCAGTTGTCGTTGATAACTATCCTTGGGGTTTCAAGCTCAAAACTAAAAGAGCTTATTGGATTGAGACAAATAACAAAGGCGACAGATTTTGTTATCAAACTTTAAATCCAAAAAACAATAAGTGGTGTGCTGTTAAAACTTCTACTTATGGAGCTGCGTTTGTTTTAACTCAAGATAACAGCAATGGTTATGTTGATTATTTTGGATTAAGCAAATGTGATGCTGCTAAAGATGTAGAAAACTGGTTGACAAAAGTTGATTACAATCAGCTCAACACTTTACAAAAGAAACAGCTTTGCAGAATTAAAGCATTTAGCAAATCAATGGAGAATGTAAAAATTGAATTTGTTAATTCAACAGCTTGGAGCGATGAAGAGAGAGCAGCTCATAAAGCTAAACAAGATGAGATCAATGGCAAGTTGGCGGGTTATGCTAACAAGTTATATGCTCATTGCCTTGTTAAAAATAATTTAAACTAGATCTTAATCCTGGTTGACACTACTAAAGTTCGTTCTTGGTGGTGTCATCCATGGTTCTCGGGTGCGCGTTATGGGGTTCGGAACCTGGGTGGTAGGTATGATACCTAGCGACAACATCAATAAACAAAAGACAAATCAATCATCAAGAGGATTATAAGAGGATCAACTCGCGGATCTGCATATAAAAAGAATAAAATCACGCGGAACAAAGGGGGTACACCCGAAATTATAGCCGCATTTTTTAAAAATATATAACTTGGGAATTTCACACACATACACACACACTTATGAGAAAAGAACACAAAAGCAAAACTGGAGGATTAACAGAGCGGGGGAGACAATTCTTTAAAAACAGAGATGGATCTAATTTAAAACCACCAGTTAAGGCTGGCAAGAACCCACGAAGAGTTAGCTTTGCTGCCAGGTTTGCTGGGATGAAAGGCGCAATGAAAGATGAAAAAGGTAAGCCTACAAGAAAAGCTTTGGCTCTCAAGAAGTGGGGATTTAGCTCAGTAGCCGCAGCTAGAAATTTTGTAAAAAATAATAAGAAGTCAGCATGAATAAATATACAGACAGTTTAATAACAGCTATGGTTTTTACCAACGAAGACACTAACGGATTGGTAATACACCTAAACGGATTTGAGGATGAGCGGCACGCTCACAAGTTTGTAAAAAAATTAATGAAGAACAGCGGCATCGAATATAAATCAATTAGAGACATTTTTGATTTACCAACAATACATTAGGAGGATTAATGAAACTGAAAGATCACATTCCACATATTGTTAAGGAACATAAAACAATCTGTGCAGTTGTAGCAGTAGTAATTATTGTATTAGCTATTTTATAATGAAAGTTGAAATACCCTATACACCACGACCCTTACAAGCGGAGCTGCACAATCAGCTATCTCAATATAGATTTGCGGTGTTAAGTTGTCATAGAAGATTTGGCAAAACTGTCTGTATGCTAAACCACCTAATCCGTGCAGCATTACAGAATAATTTGAAAAATCCTAGGTACGCTTATATAGCTCCAACTTATAAGCAAGCAAAAGCTATTGCATTTGATTATTTAAAAATGTTTGCTGGACCAATACCAGGCACAACTTTTAATGAGACAGAGCTTAGATGCGATTTGCCAAATGGTGCTAGAATAACTTTATTATCTAGTGAGGCGGGGGATAGTTTAAGAGGATTATTTCTTGACGGAGTTTGCATAGATGAGACAGCGCAAATAGAACCTAAGCTGTGGAATGAAATAATTAGACCAGCCTTATCGGATCGTAAGGGGTTTTGTTATTTTATAGGAACTCCCGCTGGGATGGGAAATTTATTTTACGAATTATATCAATATGCTTTAAGCGATGATAAGTGGATGACTTATACAGCTAAGGCAAGTGAAACTAATATTATAGACCAGGAAGAGTTAGATGCAGCCAAAGCTCAAATGGGAGAGACGAAGTATCGGCAAGAATTTGAATGCGATTGGATTGCAAATATCGAGGGATCTATATTTGGAGATATAATTAAAAATTTAGAAGAGAAGAAACAATTAACTAGAATAGCTTATGATCCTAGCCTGGAGGTTCATACCGCCTGGGATCTAGGAGTGGATGATAGTACAGCAATTGTTTTTTTTCAAAAGTTAGGAAACTCTATTTTAGTAATTGATTACTATGAGAATAGGAGAGAGGGTCTTCCTCACTATGTCCAGGTTATAAAAGATAAAGATTATATTTACGGAGAGCATTACGCTCCACACGATATAGAAGTCACAGAATTTTCAACGGGTAAGACCAGATTAGATGTAGCTTATCAGTTGGGAGTTAGGTTTAGAATTTTACCTAAGTTATCTTTAGAGGATGGGATCCACAGTACAAAGATGGTTTTACCTAGATGTTGGTTCGATATAGAAAACACAAAACCATTAATAGATGCGCTTAGACAATACCATCGAAAGTATAACGAAAAAATTAAAATGTTTTCGAATAAACCAGTTAAGGATTGGTCTAGTCATGCAGTAGATAGCGTGAGGTACATGGCAATATCTTTAAATGATTTACCAGAAAAAAATAAACCAAAACAAACTTATTCATTAAACGAATATTCAATACACGGAGACTAACATGGGATTTATGAAACCAAAGATACCAGCGATGCCACCTATTCCAGAAGTGAAACCTTTACCCGAGCCGCCAAAGTATGATGATGCGCAAAGAGAAGAAGAGGCTGCAAGGAAGAGAGCAAGATTAAGAAATCAAAGAACTGGAAGATCATCAACTATTCTTACTGGAGCTGATGGCTTAGAGGATGATGATAGTAAGATAACAAAGAAAACTTTATTAGGAGGATAGTATGGGAGGAGTAATTTCAAAACCGAAACCACCAGCACCACCACCCGCAGCTCCCGTAGTTGTAGCTCCAACGAAACCAGAAGTTTCTCAAGCAACAGCTTTATCAAAAACTGATATGGGTAGAGGTAAAGGTAGATCCAGCACAATATTAACTGGAGCTAAAGGTTTAGGCGACAATCAATTAACAACATCTAAAAGAACTTTATTAGGAGGATAGATGGCAATAGACAAAAAAGCCAAAGCGATACTGGATAAGTATCAAACGCTAAGAGCGCAAAGATCTACATGGGAAGACCATTGGCAAGATGTTGCTAATTATTTTTTACCAAGAAAATCTAACATTACATTAAAGAGAACCAGAGGAGACAAAAGGCATGACCAGATTTATGATGGTACTGCAACTCATGCTCTCGAGTTATTATCTGCATCTTTAAATGGAATGCTCACAAATACTATATCTCCATGGTTTGTTTTGAAATACAGATCTGAGATGATGAACCAGGATGACGAGGCAAAAGAATGGTTAGAGAGCTGCGCAAATATTATGCAGCAAGTGTTTCAAAGATCTAATTTTCAACAAGAAATTTTTGAATTATACCATGAGCTGCTAGCATTTGGTACATCTGCAATGTTTATCACAGATGATGTTAAAGATGATTTAAGATTTAAAACTATTCATATTTCAGAAATATACATTACTGAAAATGAAAAAGGCATGGTGGATTGCCTGATAAGAAGATTTCAAATTAAAAATAAAAATATACCAGCTATGTATCCAGATGCACAGCTACCACAATCTTTAGTTAGAAAAATTCAAGATGCTCCATACGATGAAACAACTATTATTCATTCTGTATCTCAATCAGATATGCCGATGGGATATGAAAGCAATAAGAATATGGATTTTGTATCTTGTCATGTCCACGAAGAAAGTGGTGTAATTTTAAGAGAAAGTGGATTTAGAGAATTTCCGTATGTGGTTCCTAGATATTTAAAATCTTCATCAAATGAAATTTATGGAAGATCTCCAGCAATGAATGCGCTGCCAGATGTTAAGATGTTAAATACAATGTGCAAAACTACAATCAAAGCTGCACAAAAACAAATCGACCCACCATTAATGGTTCCAGATGATGGTTTTGTTTTACCAGTAAGAACTGTACCTGGAGGATTAAACTTCTACAGATCTGGTACTAGAGAAAGAATTGAACCATTAAACATTGGAGCTAATAATCCAATAGGATTACAAATGGAAGAACAAAGAAGAAAAGCTATTAGAGAAAACTTTTTTGTCGATCAGTTAATGATGATCCAGGGTGTGAATATGACAGCTACAGAAGTTATGCAGCGTACTGAAGAAAAGATGAGATTACTTGGTCCAGTATTAGGCAGATTACAATCTGAATTATTGCAGCCATTAATTACTAGATCTTTTAATCTGTTATTTAAAAATGGTAAGTTTCCACAACCACCAGAAACTGTAGCAGATCAAGATGTAGAAATTGAATATGTATCTCCATTAGCTAAAGCTCAAAAGACACAAGAGCTTTCATCTGTGATGAGAGGTATAGAAATATTTGGCTCATTACAAAATGTAGCTCCAGTATTTGATTACTTAGATGTTGATGGTTTAGTAGATCATATTAAAGATGTACTAGGCTTACCAGCTAAAGTGATGAGATCTAAGGCACAAGTACAAGAAATCCAGCAGCAAAAACAGCAACAACAAATCGAGCAAGCTGAATTACAGCAAGCTCAACAAGTAGCTGAGAGTGCTGGTAAAATCGCTCCAGCTTTGAAAGCGGGGTTATTAAGTGAATGAGAAAGATATAAAACAATTATCAATAAACTACAAAACGACTTTTGGATCGGAGAGCGGTCAATTAGTGCTTGAAGATCTTAAAAAGAGATGCAGTTTTAATTCAACTACTTTTGTTCAAGGAGATAGTCACGATACTGCATTTAGAGAGGGACAACGAGCCGTTGTCTTATTTATAAATAATATGCTCAACAAAAAGGAGAAATAACAATGTCGAGTGAAAATCAAGAGGTAGCAGCAACGGAGCAAGCTCCCACGCTGTCTGGAGATACAAATACTCCAACACAAAATACTGATTGGAAAGCAAGTCTTTCTGATGAGATAAGAAACGAAAAATCTTTAGAGAATATTTCTGATATAGAAAGTTTAGCTAAAAGTTTTGTTCATGCGCAAAAATTAGTAGGTGCAGATAAAATTCCAGTACCTAATAAATTTGCAACAGAAGATGATTGGAATAAAGTTTATGAAAAACTTGGAAGACCAAAATCTGCTGATGAATATAAGTTTAATTTACCAGAAGATAAAACTGTCGATGAGGCAGCATTAAAAGGTTTTGCAGAGCAAGCGCATAAGCTAGGTTTATTACCTGGTCAAGCAGATGGCGTTGTAAAATTTTATAATGATATGATTGGTCAAGAATTGTCTAATGCAAATAGTATTGCAGAGGCAGCTAGAAATAAAGCTACTACTGAATTAAAAACAGAGTGGGGTCAAGCATACGATCAAAAAATTACAGCTGCTAACAATGTAGTTGCATCTGTATTCCCTCCAGGATTTATGAGTATGAATATGGAAGATGGAACTAAGATTGGAGATAATCCAGCTGTCATAAAAGCGTTTGCAATGCTAGCTGAAAGAATGGGAGAAGATAAAATTGTTCAATCAGATGGACCAATGATGCAAACTCCTAAACAGATAGACAAAGAAATAAATAATTTAACAGCTCCAGGTTCGGCTTATTGGGATAAAAACCATCCGCACCATCAAGACGCTGTTAATGAAGTTTTAGCTTTACGGGAACAAAAATCATCTGTATAGCTGAAATATTGGGATAATCATTCGACCCCAATTGACACCAGGAATAGCCTGGGATCCATGAGATCTAAAACCGAGGAGCGACCCGCAAGGATAATCATCCGTTTTAACATAAACAATAACACTAACCAAAGAGGGAGACAATTATGTCAACTCAAATAACTACAGCATTTGTAGAACAATACTCTTCAAATGTAAGTATGCTATCACAACAAATGGGTAGCAAGTTAAGAGGTGCGGTGGATGTTGAAACTGTAAGAGGAAAAAATGCTTTCTTTGACCAAATTGGCGCAACCGCAGCGGTTGCTCGTACAACGAGGCATGGGGCAACTCCTCAAGTGAACACTCCGCATAGCAGAAGACGAGTTAGCTTAGCCGACTATGAATGGGCTGATCTAATAGATGATCTTGACAAGGTAAGAATGCTTGTTGATCCAACTTCTAACTACGCTAAAGCAGCAGCAGCAGCTATGAATAGATCTATCGATGATATTATCATCGCAGCTCTAGGCGGCTCAGCTGATACTGGCGTTGCGGGTGGAACAGCGGTAGCATTACCAGCAGGATCTAAATTCTCAACTGCACAACAAACAGACGGATTAACAATTACTAAGTTGTTAGAAACTAAATATTTCTTCGACAATGGCGATGTAGATCCATCTTTAAAAAGATACTTTGTTTGTGGTCCAAAACAGATCCAAGATCTATTAGCGACAACAGAAGTAAAATCTAGCGATTTTAATACTGTAAAAGCTCTAGCTCAAGGATCAATCAATTCGTTCTTAGGTTTCGAATTTATCATGTCAACTAGACTTGCTTTTGATGGAACTAACACAGACGATAGATTATGTTTTGGTTTTACTGAAGACGCAATCAAGTTAGCGATTGGTGCTGATGTAAAAGCAAAAATCACAGAGAGAGATGACAAATCTTACGCAACTCAAGTGTACTACTCTATGGCTCTTGGAGCTACTAGAATGGAAGAAAGTAAAGTTTTCCAAGTACCTTGTGATGAGTAATAGTCACTAGAAATTTTAGGCGGGGAAAGCGAGAGTGGAACCCGCCTAGAATGTTAAACTAACCAATAGGAGAAACCTTATGCCAATGGGTAAAGGAACATACGGGTCTAAGAGAGGCAGACCAAGCAACAAGCTAAAAGGTGGTCAAAAAAGATTACCAGCAGATCTCAAAGCAAAAATAATGAAAAGTAAAAAGAGGAAATAACAATGGCTAAAAGAGGCTTATACGCAAATATAAATGCTAGAAAAAGAGCTGGTACTTCAAGACCAAAATCTAAAAGTACAATCACTAAAAAAGCATACGCGAATATGAAAGCTGGATTTCCAAAAAAAAAGAGGAGAGCATAACAAATGGCTAGTGTCGTTCAAATTTGTAATTCTGCGCTCAATCAGCTAGGAGCTGCGAGCATTACTTCACTTACTGATAATTCTAAAAACGCAAGACTTTGCAATGAGCGATATGCTACTGTTAGAGATGCGGTATTTCGAAGTCATCCCTGGAACTCATTAATCAAGAGACAACAATTGGCTCAAGATACTGCAACTCCAGCTTATGGTTTTAAGTTTCAATTTACTTTACCAAGTGATTGCCTGAGACTTTTAAATTTAGATGCTTACAATTCAGATCATAAAGTAGAGGGAAGAAAAATTCTTTGCAACGAAAGTGCAATTAAAATTAGTTTTATATCTCAAGTCACAGATCCAAACGAAATGGATGTGTTATTAAGAGAAACAATATCAGCTGGTTTAGCTGCAGATATAGCTTATGCAATTACAGCTAATCTCCAGGTAGCTAAACTAATGCAAGAAAAATACGAATACAAACTATCACTTGCTAAACATACAGACGCTAGCGAGGGATACAATGTAGATCCAGCAAATGGTCAAGTAGATCAAATCTTAACAGAAGATTTTATAACAAGTAGATACTAATATGGGAAAACAATTACTATCAATCCCTAGCTTTACAGCGGGGGAGATGAGTGACAGTATGCAAGGAAGAACAGATTTTGCGAAATACTTTTCGGCTGCATCTCGTATTGAGAACTTTGTTGTATTACCCCATGGACCAATAACTAGAAGACCAGGAACTTATTTTGTAGCAGAAGTTAAAACAAGCTCAGCTAAAACAAGATTAATTCCATTCAGTTTTTCAACTGAGCAAACTTATGTTTTAGAGTTTGGCAATCAATATATAAGATTTTATAAAGATGATGGTCAAATAACATCTGGTGGATCTGCTTATGAAATCGCATCTCCATATACAACAGCACAATTGTTTGATCTTAAATTCGCGCAAAGTGCCGATGTCATGTATATATGCAACGAAAATCATCCCGTAAAAAAATTATCTCGTACTGGTCATACATCATGGACTTTAGCAGATGTTGATTTTACTGATGGACCATACCTAGATAGCAACACCTCATCTACAACGATGACCCCTAGTGGAACTACTGGATCTATAACTATTACTGCTAGCAGCTCTGCTTTTGTTTCAACCGATGTAAATAGATTTATAAATTTTTCAAATGGCTATGCTAAGATAACTGCATTTACTTCTGCTACAGTTGTTAGTGCAACTGTTGAAGATGATTTTGATAATACTACTGCTGTCACAGATTGGAAGTTAGGAGCTTTCTCTACAACAACTGGTCATCCTAGATGTGTATCTTTCTTTGAACAAAGATTAGTTTTTGCTGGAACTTCTAATCAACCACAGACTATGTTTTTTTCTAAGTCTGGAGATTATGAAAATATGACATCTGGAACTAATGATGATGATGCTATGATCTATACTATTGCATCTAACCAGGTCAACGCAATCCAAGCATTAAAAGCTACAAGAACTTTAATTGTAATGACAACGGGTGGAGAGTATGCTGTATCTTCTGGAGCAGCTCAAGATGCTATAACACCAACTAACATTAATATTAGAAAACAATCTAACTACGGATCTTCTGGTGTTGATGCTTTATCAATTGGAAACGCAACAATATTTTTACAAAGAGCAAGAAGAAAAATTAGAGAGTTAGCTTATAACTTTGATACAGATGGTTATACAGCTCCAGATCTTACTATCTTAGCAGATCATATTTCAGAAAGTGGTTTAACAGATATGTCTTATCAACAAGAACCATACTCTGTTGTATGGGCAGTAAGAGCTGATGGTCAAATGGCTGGATTAACTTATAATAGATTAGAGAATGTTGTAGCCTGGCACAGACACATCTTCGGAGGAAAATCTGATACTGGTAAAACTGTTAAGCAACAAAAGATTTCATTCACAGCAAATTCAACAAATGTAAATACCACATCAAATCAAATTACAATTACGGGTCATGGTTTAGCTACGGGAGATCAAGTTTATTATTACGCTGCATCTAATAAGATAGGTGGATTATCAAATTCTAAAGTTTATTATGTTATTAGTGTTGATGCTAATAATATTAAATTAGCAAAATCTTCTTCTAATGCTATTGCTGGAACAGCTATTAGTTTAACTTCCGCTCCTGGATCTGACACAACACAATTTATTTATCAAGGTGTAAATATAAATAATAATATTTTATTTGTATCAGCTCATGGTTTTAAAAGTGGTAATCATATTTTTTACAAAAATTCTGGTACTGCTATTTCTGGTTTATCTGAAAATACAAAATACTTTGTAGAAAAAATAGATGATAATCAAATACAATTATACACAGATGAGGCTAGAGAAACTGTAGTCAATTTAACTTCTGCACATAGCTCAGAGCAAACTGATAAAATTTTAACTCATGCTAAAGTTGAAAGTGTAGCTTGTATTGATGGCGATGGGGAAGAGGATCAAGTTTGGGTCATTGTTCAAAGATATATAAATGGAGCTACAAAAAGATATGTTGAATATTTTACACCTTTTGAATTTAATCAAGATCTTACTGCGTTTCATTATTTAGATAGTGGTTTAAATTATACTGGTGGAGAAACTTCTACCTTATCTGGTTTAACTCATTTAGAGGGAGAAGTAGTAGATATAATCGGAGAGGGATCCGTACAAAATTCAAAAACAGTTTCATCGGGTTCAATTAACCTGGACACAGCAATTGAAGAGGCATCTGTAGGATTATTATATACATCTGATTTAAGAACTATGAGATTGGATGAGGGTTATACAGAAACAACACAAACTAAAACTGTAAGAGTTTTTGATTTATCTGTAAGATTTCAAAATACAGTTGGAGCTAGTGTTGGACCAAGCTCAGATAATTTAACCGCAATAGATTTTAGAGATAGTGGAGCTAGTATGGATTTACCCGTTCCATTATTTACTGGCGACAAACAAGTTGAGTTTGATGCTGGACACGGAGTAGAGGGATTAATTTATGTTAAACAACCTCAAGCTCTACCAATGACTATTCTAGGTATATATCCACGATTGGAGACAGAGAGTGTCTAAAGTTGTAATTGTACCTTTTGAAAATAAACACGCTGAACAAATATTAGAGATTGGTTTAAACAGCAAATTATTAGAGCTGAAACCAGAACATAAAAAATATGCTTACTACTTAAAAGAAGTTGGTATGTCGTTCACGGGTTTAGTTAATAACAAACCCATAGCGGCTGGAGGTGTATTTACACTTTGGGATGGCGTTGCCGAGGGGTGGGTCTTGGCTACAAAAGATATTTATAAGTATCCAATTTTTTGCGCAAAGCATATAAAAAAAAGAACTGAGATGCTTATAAAAAATAATAAAATAAAAAGACTACAAACAAGTGTCAAAGCAGATTGTGAAATGGCAATCCGATTTGCTAAATGGCTGGGTCTAAATCCAGAGGGTCTTATGAAAAACTATGGACCAGATGGAGAAGACTTTATTAGATTTGCGAGGATAGAAAGATGAGTTTTTTTGGAGATATATTTGCGGGTAAGTCACAACAAGCAGCAGCTAATTATAATGCTAAGATATTAGAGCGTAATGCAAAATTAGATGAGCAGAAAGCTGAACAGATTATGTCTGTTCATAATGAATATTCTTTACCTAAGTTTGATAAAACAGTTGAACAGATCCAAGGCAAAACTACTGTAGCTTATTTATCTAGTGGAGCCACAATGTCTGGAACTGTAGTTGAGGCATTATACGATCAAGAATTAGAATTACAAAGAGATAGAGATAATCTTCAATACAATGCAGAGAATGCTAGAGATCAAGCATATAACGATGCAATTCAAAAAAGAGCTGATGCAGATCTTGCTAGATGGAGAGGTAAAGTTGCTAAGAAAGCATCTTACTATGCAGCTGGAGCAAGTTTATTAGATCTTGGATTTAAAATGCAAAACGCTTAGGAGAATAAAATATGGCAATAAAATTATATAAATCACAAATAGCACCAACAGAACAAACATCTAATAAATATGATACAAGACAAATTAGTTTAAATGAGGCTGGTTCTATTGGCAAAGCCATGAAAGGTTTTTTAAAATCTGGAGAAAATCTTTACATTAAACACCAACAAATAAAATCTGAGAATGATTTGTTTGAAAAGAAAAAATCTGTGATGAATGGATCAGAAAACAAACAAGGTTTATCTGCTCACAAACTTATTGCATCCCAAATGAATGATCCAGATCAAGGATTAGAATATTATAAAAATGAAGTACAAAAAGTTAAAGATACCACAAATAATTTTAATGGTTTATTTGCTAAAAAATATTTTAACAATTGGTTAAAAAAACAAGAATTAGAAGATGGCAACGAAATTAGATTATCAACTACAAAAAATTTAATTGAAAATAATAGAGCTGAAAATCTTACATACATAGAAACATTAAAGAAAAAAATAATATATGCACAAAATCCAGATACTCAATTTGCTGCAGAAACAGAATTAAAAGAATTATTAAATAGTAAAAAATTTAGCGATTTGTTTGGAGAAAAAACAGATGATGTTAAACAAACTACTAGAAGAGATATAGCTTACTTTGGTTATAAAAATGTACCAATAGATCAAAGAGCTGGCGCATTAGAGGCTGCTAAAAAAGATAATAGATTATCAGTAGAAGATATAGAAAAATTACAAAGTCATTTTAAAACATCTAGTGAAACATCTACAAAATTAATTAACTCTGAATTAACTAAGATGGACAACATGGCTAGCGATGGTATTCTTCCAGATCTTGCTACGCTTGATGGTTATGAGGCTACTGGAAAAGCATTAGGTAAGCCAGAAATAGAATTAAAAGCTCAAAAGATAAAAGCTAAAGTTGCTTTGGTTCAATCATTAAATGTAATGACACCAACACAAATAGAAAATTTTATAACTGATACAAGAGCTAAGATAGCTGCTAATAAACAGGGAACTTCAACTGTATTATACGATCAATTAAAAACAATTGAAGATTACCAGGCTAAACTAAAAACAGATCTAAAAAAAGATCCAATATTAGCTGCATCTAAAAGAGGAACATTTGATATTGAAACAATCGATTTCAATGAGTTTGCATCTGATCCAAAAGGAAACTTCGAAACTTTTAAAGCTGCTATGATTAAAAGAAAATCACAAGCAGAAAGCATTGGAGCTATTTATGGAGTAGAAAGTAAATTTTTATCTGAAACTGAGGCTACACAAATAACAGCTGTTTTAGGTAAAATGGAAAATGCAACACAAATACAATTCATGTCTCAAATATTAGTTGAGGGTTTTGGAGATAAAGCTCCAGAAGTATTTGCTCAGCTCCAGGAAAAAGATCAATTCCTAGCTCATATAGGAGGTTTAAGTATTATATCTGAGGGTATGCCTAACAAAGCTATAGATCTAGCTATTGAGGGTTATCTATTAAATAAAAATGACAATATAGATATTAAAGTTAAAGACACAGATAAAAGATTAACGATTGCTAAGTATAAAAATATATTTCCAGAAAATGTAGAAACATTTAACAACATAGTTGGAACTGCAGATAATATTTATGCTGCTATGTATTTTAATTCTCCAAAATATAAGACGGGTACTTTTGATAAAAAACTTTACGATAAAGCAATGAATATGTCTTTAGGTGCTAATGGTAAATATGGCGGTGTTGCAGAATATAATAACAACGCTGTTCATGTTCCAATGTGGTTAAAGAATGATGAGTTTAACGATTTTGTAGATTGGTTAAAAGAAAATCCAGCTATGTTAGCTACAGCTAGCGGAACTACAGTTGATGGTAAATTCTTACCTGGAGATGCAGTAGGTAAATCTAGCGATGGTAAAATTAGAAACATACAAATTTTTGAGGGTGGAGATCCATACTTAGTTAGTGTGGGCTATGGTAAATTTAAAGTAGCTATGCAAGATCATCCATCTAAAGCTAATGCAGATCCTAAATACGCAATTGATGGTAATTTTGCAAAAGAGGGTAATAATTTTTTTATAATAGATTTCAATAAAGTTAGATCAAACTGGGAAAGTAGATAATGTCTTTTGTCTTTGATGAGAAAAAAGCCACAAACTCTTTAGGAGAAACATCCTGGGCTAGTGGAGATAGAACTGGATACTTAGAAAATTTTAGAGCTAGTTATGATGCAATGTTTGCTAGTGATAGATTTGATAGTGAAAGAAACTCTGTAGAAAAAGAATATAGTCTATTAGTCGATCATCTTAATAAAAAAGGATACTCACAATTTAGCAATCCAATTTACAATAATGAAGATGTGCCTTTGGGACCAGAAGATCCTAGAGTATTAGATGAACCGCCACCATCAGAAACAGAAAATATAGAAACTTTTTGGCAAAGAATAGATGAATTAAAAGCTGCTAATCCAGATATTGCAGAAGAATTAACTAACATGGGTTATGAAAATCAAGATCAATTTTTTAATACTATGGGAGTTAGGATCCAGGGACTACATGATAAGCAAGCTGATATAGCAGACAGATCTACGGGTATGGGAACCTTTGGAAACTTTGCTGGTTCTTTTTCTGCGTTAGTCACAGATCCTTTGGTTCTTGGTACTTTACCAATTGGAGCTATGTATAAGGTTCCAACAACAGCGTTAGCTGCTGCATGGAGAGTAGCCTGGGTAGAGGGTTTAATAGGTACAGCTGTTGAGATACCTATTCAAATAAAAGCTCAAGGTTTTAGAAAAGAAGTAGGATTAAAAACAGAAGTAGAATTATTTGGCAAGACAGTAAATCTTGGAGTTTTAAATACATTAACTGTTGGAGCTGGTTCATTTGTTTTAGGTGGATTAATACAAGGTATTATTAAAGGCGTTCCTAATGCTACTGGCATATTAAGAAAACAATTAAACAAATCAAGCGATGAAGAAATAAATAAAATATCTAAAGCTCTTAAAATAGAAAATCCAGAAGAGCTGTCTAAAGTTAAACAGCCAGAAAATCCTTTTGAAGAAACAAAAGCTACATCGCAGCTAGATACAGAAAATCATAATGCAGCTCAAAGCATGGTTTTAAATGATATTAAAAAAGAAATAAAACCTATTGAGGCAGCAATTAAATCAAAAAGTATAAATGAGATAACAGCTAATAATCAAATTTATAAACCAGAAGAAATAGAATTTGATCCAGTAAATTTTCAATATAAAACTGACGGAGACAAAAGAGGTGTATCTAACAAACTAGCTGAGGTTAAAGAATGGGATAATGTTGCAGCTGGAACAATAATGGTTTTTGAATATAGGAATGGAACAAAAGCAATTGTTGATGGACACCAAAGATTAGGCTTAGCTAAAAGATTATCAGCTCAAGGAAAAAAAATTGATTTACTAGCTTACACAATAAGAGAGGCTGATGGTATTACTCCAGAGGCTGCCATGATTAAAGGTTTGATGGTTAATCTTATGAATAATACTGGTACAGCTAGCGATGCTGCTAAAATATTAAGATCCAGATATGGTGTTGACTTTGAACAAATAAAAAAATTTTTACCACCTAGAACTAATTTAGTTAGAAATACATTTGGTTTAACAAGGTTAAGTGATGATGCCTGGGGAATGGTATCTAATAATAGACAGCTTGAAAACCTGGGTGCTAAAGTTGGAGAGATTATTGAAGATCAATCTTTACACGCAAATATAATTAAAATTCTAAAAGATAAAAAATTCTCTACAGTTGGAGAGTTAGAGCAAACATTAAGATTAACAAATACATTACCTAAAACTGTCACTAAACAAGACACATTATTTGGTACAGATTTTTTTGCAGAAACTCTATTAGTAGAAAGATCTCAGTTATTAAACTGGGCTAAAAAGAATATAACTAAGAGAAGTGCTGCTTTTAAGACTATTGTTGAAAATGATACAACTTTACAAAAAGCGGGAAATAAATTAAACAAACTTAACAATGAGGAGCAAAGATTAATATATGAGCAAGTTGGAGAAAGATTTGAACAGATCGCAACCAGAGCTGGAGCAGAACTCTCAGACAAACTCACAAAAGCAGCGCAACTCCTCAAAGATGGAAAACGAGGGGATGCTGAAAAATTCTTCCAGCAAGCTATCGATGACGCAGCTGCGAAAGGAGATTTTAGAGGGAGCGATGTTAGCCAGTCATTTGGAGCTAACAAAACTGAAATTGAGACACCAACGATACCTACGAAATTTGAAGAAGACTTAAAAACAGATAAATTATTTAGTGATCCGAAAGTGGGTCAAGCCTCAGAAGATCCATCAATTGCAGATGAAATATTAGGCGAGGGAATATCTAAAGAAATAAAAGATGATGTAGGTAGTGGAGGAAGTGTAAGCACATCTCCAGCAGTTAAGTCATTATCTATTACCCAGGATTTAGCAGCTGGATCCCAACGAACAAAAGCTACTCCGCCATCATCAGTTTTTGCAGACGCTACAGCATCTCCTCCATCATTACGAGGATCTGATAATAATATTGTTGGTTCTACAAGTGCCATAAGTAAAAGAATTATATATCATAGTATTAATGACATCAACGAATTAAAGGCTTTAGCCAAAAAGAACTATGATGGATACTTAGCTTTTCTTAACAAATTTAAAGAAAAACATAAAGCTAATATAGATATAAGTATAAAAGATGACGCAAGTTTGGCAGAAAAGCTCAAGACTAGAAATATTGAAGAAGTGTCTGATTTGCTTAGAGCTAGAATAGATGTAGATACTATTGACCAGGCTAGAGCTGTAGCTCAAGATATTAAGAATACTGTAAAAGCTATAGAATTTGACGATTTCTTAAAAACTGAAAATGGCAGAGGATCTGGATATAGAGGTATTCATGTTCAACTTTTAACTAAAGATGGCATGACAGCTGAGCTGCAAATTAGATTAAAATCAACTGCCTCAATTTTAACAAGATCTCACAAGCTATACAAAATGAAAGCTAGTGAATTTAAAACAGCAAAAGGTTTAGCTGCATTCGAAAAAGCAAAAGAAAATATAAGAATGGAATTAGACGATGCTTGGTTTTCAGCTTTGGAAAAACAAGGATTAGGATCAGAAGAATTAATAGATGCTAAGATCCATACGGGTACTTATATCGATGGAGCTGGAGAAGAAATAGATATAGTTAAGCCAATGAGAGAATTTTTAGAAGATGATGCTAAGGCAGCTCAAGCCTTAGAAAGATTAAAGGATTGTAAATGAGTTATTTAAAATGTATTAGCAATGCGCTTAGAGATGGAGAGATGACATCAGATGCAGCAGATGCTCACAGAATAGAATTTCAAAAACAATACGATAAATTTAAGTCTCAAGGCTATAATGATTTTGAGGCTGAAAGAGCTGCAGCTAAAGAGACTTGGGATGTGCAGCAAGAAAAAAGAATAAGATCTAAAAGAAACGCATTATATCAAGCTAGAGTACAAGCTCAGAATAAATTTACTGCAGAAAATTATAAAAATGTAAAAGGCGAAAAAGATATTATTGAGGGAATAAGATCTATATTCGATCAAGATGCTGGCAATCAAATCTTATCAATAACTAATATGAAAAGAACTGAGCTAGGTTTAGTACACGCACCTTTAGCTAAGTTTATGGAGAAGTATAGAACAAGTTATTTTGGCAGAAGAAATAAATTTCAAAAAATGACTACTCCATTAATTATTAAAGAAATATTAGAACCTGGATCTACTGCTAATCCTTTAGCAAAAGAATTTGCTGCAGCAATCAATGAGGCTATAGAACTTGCAAGAACTAGACATAATCAATTTGGTGGCAATGTTGCTAAGATAAAAGGTAATTATTTACCACAACCACATAATCCAGTTAAAGTTGGTCAAGCAACTCAAGAAGAATGGATTGAATATATTTTACCTAAGTTAGATCTTGAAAGAATGATTAATAATAAAACGGGTAGATCATTTACTAGAGAGGAATTAGTTTTAGAATTACCTAGAACTTATGAGGCAATTAGAACTGAGGGAGTTAGTCAATTAGTACCAGGCACAAGATCTACATCAAGAACTATGAGCAACGCATCTGGTATGACAGCTAACAAAAGATTAGATCATAGATTTTTAGTTTTTAAAAGCGCAGATGATTATATGGCTTATCAATCTAAGTTTGGAGATGAAGATGTTATATCTACAATATACCAGCATTTAGAAAGCATTAGTAGAGATACAGCTATGATGAGAGCCTTGGGACCAAATCCTAACGCTGGTTTTAGATACTTGGTAGATCTTATTAGAGTTAATACAAAAGATATGCCAATTAAAGAAAGAGAAAATATTAGAGCTAAAATAGAGGGATTAGAAAATTTATACTTAGCTCATTCTGGTAGATTAAATAGTGGAGTAGATAAGTGGTGGGCTATGGGATTTGCTGGTTTAAGACATATTCTAACTTCTGCTGTTATTGGTTCTGCAACACTACTTGCACAATCTGACTTTTTCTTTTCAAGAATGACATCTAAGTTTCTTGGATTACCCGCATATAAAGCAAATAGAAAAGCATTAAAATTAATTAAGGATGGTTTAAAAACAGACAAAACCTGGTCTAAGGCAGCTATTAGAGCTGGGTTAGTTGGAGAGCATTGGTCAACTATTGCATCAGCTGCTAATAGATATTTTATAGATACGGATGCACCTATACTTGCAAAGATGTTATCAGACGCAACACTTAGAGCATCTGGTTTATCACATTTAACACAAGCTGGTCGTTGGGCTTTTGGTATGGAGTTTATGGGTTTCTTAGGAGATAATTTTAATTTATCTTGGAAAGAACTTAATGCCTTAACACAAAAAGGAAAATTACAATCTTACGGAAGATCTCTTACACAAACTTTAGAAACTTATGGAATAAGAGAGGGAGATTGGGATCTTATCAGGCAAACTAAATTATATGATGCTGCTATTGATGATCCAAACATTAAGCCTGGAGAGGCAATGTTTTTTAAACCAGAAGATTTATTAAAAAGAAAAGACATTGATGTAGGAACAGCTAATAGATTGCACGCAAGAATTATGGAGATGATCTTTACAGAAACAGATCATGCTATACCTACAGCTGCGATTAGAGGTAGAGTTGCTGTTATGGGTAAAAATAAACCAGGAACATTTGCTGGAGAAATATTAGCATCTGGATTGATGTTTAAAAATTTTGCAATTGCAATTGGTTTTACTCACATAATGAGAGGTTTAAGAGAAACTGGTTTAAAAGGCAAAGCGGGTTATCTAGTACCATTTTTAATAGGTACAACTTTAATGAATGCTTACTCACATGAGATGAGAGAAGTATTAAAAGGCAGAGATGTAATTAACTTTAGCAGCTTAGATAAAACACAAATGTTTCAATATTGGTTAGCTAGATTAATTGGTGGTGGTGGATTAGGTATTTTTGGAGATCTAGTTTATCAAGAGGCAGAGGGAGAAAATTACGGAACTGATGTCACAGATGCTTTACTTGGATTACCAGTAGCTTTTGCTAAAGATGTATATGGTCTAATTGATGAAACACTTAGATATATGCCTGGCGGTAAAGAGCCAGCTTTGGGTAGAGAGTTTTCTAATTTTATTAAAAAATACACTCCAGGCAGCTCAATATGGTATTTAAGAGCAGCATGGGAAAGGATCATAGTAGATACATTACAGAACTTAATTGATCCAAAATTTCATAAAAGAAATAACAATATTATTAAAAGATACCAGAACAAAGAAAATAGAGATTATTGGTGGTATCCAGGCGAAAATATGCCTAGTGATGCACCAGAAATTTCTCAATAATTCTATAGACAGAATTGACAAATTAATCTAATACGAAAAATATAGTAGGATTATAACGCCTACAAAAATTTTTCCCAAAACAATAAAAGGTAAATTATGACAGTATCGAGTTTATCGGTAAAAAATTCCTATAATGGAGATAATAGCACAACAAGTTTTGCTTTTACTTTTCCAATCCATAGCTCAGCAGAGCTGCAAGTAATCCTAAGAGCTGCTGACGGAACTGAAACAGTACAAACTTTAACAACTCATTATTCTATTGTAGATAACGGAGCATCTGGTGGACAAGTAAATTTTGTGACAGCTCCTGGAACTGGAATAACTGTAGTCTTATTAAGAAATACTAACTTAACTCAAGAAACAGATTACATATCAAATGATCCATTTCCAGCTGAAACACATGAGGCAGCTCTCGATAAATTAACTTTACAGCAGCAAGAGCTGCAAGAAGAAGTAGATAGATCTATTAAATTATCAAGAACTAATACGATGAACTCAACTGAGTTTATTGTTGGATCTGCAGAAAGAGCTGGAAAAATTTTAGGATTTGATAGCAACGGGGAATTAGTAGTTTCACAAGAGCTGGGGACATTTAAGGGAAATTGGTCTGCAGCAACTTCTTATGCTGCTAGAGATATAGTTAAAGACACAAGTACAAATAATATTTTTTTAGCTAATACGGGTCACACTTCATCTGGTACTCAGCCATTAACTACAAATGCTGACAGCGCAAAATGGGATTTATTAGTAGATGCAGCATCTGCTACTTCATCAGCTGCAGCTGCGGCTACTTCTGAAACAAATGCAGCAACTTCTGAGACTAATGCAGCATCATCTGCGGCAACAGCCTTATCTCATAAGAACGATGCTGAAACTGCGAAAACAGCATCCGAAACAGCTCAGACAGCAGCCGAAACTGCAAGAACAGCAGCTCAAACAGCTCAAGCTGCAGCGGAGGCAGCATTAGATAATTTTGATGATAGATTTTTAGGAGCTAAAGCATCAGATCCAACTTTAGATAATGATGGAGCAGCTCTTACAGACGGAGCATTATATTTTGATACGACTAACAATGTAATGAAAGTTTATGATCTAGGTAATACTACCTGGAGACAAATCCAACTTACAACAGCGGATCAAGCTAATGTAAATACAGTTGCAGCTCAAATATCTCCAACAAACAATATTTCAACAGTTGCTGGTTTAAATACTGAAATTACAAATCTCTCTGGTTTAAGCAGCGAGATTACAAATCTTAATAATATTCGTACTGATATTTCTGGAGTTAATTCGATCCAGGCTGCAGTATCTGCGGTCAACTCAAATTCAGCTAACATTAATGCTGTCAACTCAAACAGCGGAAATATTAATACACTTGCTGCAATATCTGATTTAGGAAACTTAGCATCAGCTCATGCAGCGGTGTCTAATGTATCTAGCAATTTATCATCGGTGCAAAACTTTGCAGATGTTTATAGAATATCAGCATCAGCTCCAACAACATCATTAAATACTGGAGATCTATATTTTGATACAACAGCCAATGAATTAAAAGTTTATAAATCTAGTGGATGGGCGGCAGCTGGTTCTACAGTTAATGGAACTGCAGCTAGATTTGAATACACAGCTACAGCTGGTCAAACTACTTTCTCTGGAGCAGATAATAATTCAGCCGTTCTTGCTTATGATAGCGGGTTCTGTGATATATATTTGAACGGGGTTAAGCTAGCGAATGCAGATTTTACTGCAACATCGGGAAATAGCGTTGTACTAGCATCTCCAGCAGCTGTTAATGATATTCTTATGATAGTGGCTTATGGTACTTTTCAATTAGCCAACATATCAATAAATGATTTAACAGATACTCCAGCATCGATTGGATCGGCTGGTCAAGCGTTAGTTGTTAATGGAGCTGGAACAGCTCTCTCATACGCAAATGCTAGCTCAGCTGAGGTATATGTATTTAAAACAGTTAATAATAATTTGAATATAATAACAACAAATGGAGGAGCTGATAATATTAGCAATGCCGATTATGCTGCAGCAGATGATGTAATTTTTGCTGCTACTGGTTTTACTTTTAGCATCAACTCAGATGGAAACCTTATTGCAACAGTTTAATTTGTTCACAATAAGTTTTCTATAAATAATTAAACAAATAACTTATAGGATTATCATGGCTACAGTAGATTTAGGCAAAATTAAAATGGTATGGCGTGGAGCGTATAATAACGCAACCGCATATACTCCAGACGATGTTGTTTCAAGCGGGGGAACAAGCTATATCTGTATCCTTGCATCAACTGGTAATGCTGTCACTAACACGACTTATTGGAATGTATTAGCTCAAGCTGGTACTGATGGAACAGATGTAGGAACAACTATTACTACCCAGGGAGATATTTTATATCGTGATGGCTCTGGTCTGCAAAGACTAGCAGCTGGAACTTCTGGTCAAGTTTTGCAAACTGGTGGAGCTGGTGCTAATCCTAGTTGGGGAACAGTATCATCTGACTTTGTAAAAGTTGCAAGTGGAACTTTTTCTGGAAGTGCTAGTGTAGATTTTGCATCATCTCTTTTTGATGGTTCAACATATCACTCATTTGTTAATATGATTGAAGTAGAAAATAATAGTGGTACTCAAGCAGGAAGTGGAGAGTTTCTTCCATTGAGTAATGGTTCTACTTCTTCAGCAGTTTCTTCTAATGGTATTAGAATGAACTCATCATCTACAACAGTTTATGGTCATCAAAGAGATAATAGTAATAGCTGTGTTTTTATGACAGATGGTTTTAGAAATATGAGAGCATTACTTAAAATTGAAAGTAATGGAATGAATAGAGCAGTAAATAAAAATCACATTATCCATTATAATAGACCAAACCAAGATGCAACTTACAGAGCAATTTTTGAGTTTCATCAAGTATTTCATGGAAATGTTTCATCAAGTGGAAGTGGTTATAGATTAACATTTCCTGCTACTTGTCAAGGTGCATACAAACTTTATGGGAGAAAAGGATAATGACTAAAAGATTAATTATAGAAGCAAACAATGTTCAAACACTTGTTGATTTAGATGAAACTGAATTACAAGCATACAATGACAGACAAGCTGAATTAGAAGCTGAAAAACAAGCAGAAGAAACAGCTAAAGCTGAAAAAGATACTTTAAAAGCTAGTGCTAAAGCAAAGTTAATTGCTGGAGAGCCATTAACTGAGGATGAGGCGAATACAATCGTTCTTTAATAAAATAATTTTAAAAACTAATATAGGAGGTTTAGTCTTATGACTAAAGCTAGGGACATTGCTGACTTTAAATTTGAGAACATAACTGATACTGGTACAGAGGGAACTAAGGTTGCGTCTGGTACTACAGCTCAGCGTGGCTCTAC